ACAAACTGGTAGCAGTCGTCAATGCGGTCTTCGGTTTGATCGCACTCATTGGTATCGTAGAAGATCCAACAACAGAAGGGATTGCAGATTCTCGCCAGGCACAAACATACGAAAACCCAAAACCTAAAGGTTTATAAAGGATTGGTCGATATGAATCCAGCGACAATAACACTATTGCAATCCATTTTTAGTATTTTTTCTATCTGCATTCTGGGATATATAGCTGTGCAGAACTACAAATCAAAGAAGATCAATGACACACAGAATGATCAGAAGCTGTTCGACGATTACAGAAATGAGATAAATGCAAATTTTATCAAAGTCAATCTCAAGCACGATCAGGAATGTGCGCAGCTAACGGCTATCCAGGTAGCAATCGCAAATGTCCAAGAGCAGATCACAAAGATAAACGAGAGACTCGCGCTGGTTGAAAAAGAGCAGAAGGTGCAGTGGCAAAGACATGACGAAAATGCTCACGCTATCGAGAAACTAGACAAGGAAGTAGACAAGCTAAAAGAGAGAGTCATCAAGTTAGAAACAGGAGGAGGTAAATAGTATGTCAAACAGTGCATTAAGTTATTTCAACGGCGGTAAAAAATCCGCTTACTGTCCAGAAGTAGAGAATTATGCAAAAAAGCATGGACAATGGATTGACAAAAAGCATGGAAAAAAAGGCGATGTAGCAACTTTCGACTTTGGAAAAGGCAGAGCTTCACATACAGGAATCGTTGAATCCAAAAACAATGACGGAACATACACAATTATTGAAGGCAATACATCAACTTCAAGTAATGACAACGGTGGAAAAGTCATGAGAAGAGTAAGAACTACAGAACATATTCGTGGGTTCTATCGTCCAAAATATGATGAGCTCATTACCGCTGACATGATCGTCGCAAAAGCCAAGTCACAAATTGGTACAAAAGAAAGTCCTGCAGGTTCAAATAAAGTCAAATACAACACTTGGTATTATGGCAAAGAAGTCAGCGGTTCAGCTTATCCGTGGTGCATGGCGTTCGTGTCATGGGTTTTCGCTCATACAGAAGTGAAAGCTAAAGCAGCGTCACATCATACCGCTACAGCAAAAGCTACAAGCTCAAGCTCTTCAAAAAAGAATGCTGGCACTTCCAAGACTAAAGTTGCAACTCCAAAGCTTAAATATTCAAAGACTGTAGAAGAATACCAGAAAGCCTACAACATATCCTACAGTCCAAAAATCAAGCTTGAGGAAGATGGAAAAGCAGGAGAAAAGACCAAAGCTACATTTGAAAAGATTGATTTGTATAAAGGCATTAAGCATAAGGCAACCATCGTAAAATTCGTTCAGAGAAAAGTTGGTGCAGATGATGATGGAGATTTTGGTGGAGATACCGAAAAGAAAGTCAAGAAGTATCAGGAGAAGTATGGCATCCCTAACACTGGAAGAGTAAAGAAAAAGACCATCAAGAAGATGGTATTGGGATGATCAAATAAAAATAGGCGATAAACAAAAAAACAGGAGTGGTGATTCTCCTGTTTTTTTCATGTTCTCTATTTCATGTTTTTTATATATTTCATGTCACAAAAAGGAAGACAAAATAGCCATCCTTTATGCGCTTTGGTCGTTGTTGCATTCTTACCAGTTCGGATTGCAGATACTGCTGACACAGCCATCCCGATCTAGCCAATATCTGTCAGCTACACCAGTGTAGCCACGAACGAACAGGTAGCCGCCAAGTGTGAATCCCCAGTTATATGGGTTGTTCGGATATTTCGGGTCCGAATCATCCCAAGGTTCACCGCAGGCTTCTGCCACATTTAGAGCTTCTACGATTTCATCGTAAAGGTCCTCATCATCATCGTAGATGTCGTATTCTGTCGCATATTTATGCAACAGTTCAACATCAATGTTATAGGTATCTTCTGACACCTTTTTATAAAACTTGTTCATCATAATAATTTCCCCCCAATTAATTAAATATTGATTAATGCGCAGTCGTTATCGTAACGGCAGTCACCGATACCTTCAACAAAATGATATCCGACGTCATGATCGCTGATGCGGACACACAACTTATTTTGTGTTCCGTAATTTTCAGCATAATCATTGAAGCCTGCGTAATCTTCGTAGAAATTTTCATCATCTACATTTTCAAGCATAACGTTATAATTATGCTCAGTTGCTTCAAAATACAAATAAGTACTTATCGACTTTCTAGAAGTCTGAATTTCTATATCACTGATGTCTTTCTTGAAGTCTTCGATATATGCTTCGATTTCTTTCAACTTGAATTCAGCGTCATAAATCTTGCATTCTAATTCCCATAAATCTTCTTCACTTGGATATTGATAGTCGCTCATATATTCTGCAACTCTCAAAAATGAAAAGGCTTCTTCAACATCATCAAACTTATATTCTTTTCCAAGAGATTCACTTTCTTCGATCATCTCTTCTGAAAAGTCATAGTCTTCATCATCTTTATTTTCAAAGTAATATTCTAAGTCATCGTTTGCTAGATCAATGACTTCCTGTTTATTTTCATTTAATTCTTCTTTCAAATCGTCAATATAATTATGTTTCATGTTTGTCTCCTCCAGTTTCTATTTTTTAAATTCAGGTCTTCTAGCTCTTGTATATCTGTCACCTGCAGCTTTGAAGTTTGCTTTTAATTCGTTAGCAAAGTTCATCAATTTATCTAGTTCGTTAGACCAAAGATTCATATCGCTTTTGAAATCTGCTTCTATCCACATGATTTCATTGATTGATTTACATTTTTTTAAATCTCTTTTATAAGTTCTAAATAATTTTTTTGAAGTTTCCATTTTCATGTCCTCCTAATTTTATTTTCTAATTACTTTTACGATTTTTGTGATTTCTGAATCAAACTCATCAAACACATGAATTTTTCCATTTTCGTCTTCGTAAATTTTTACCTGCCTGCAAATATCAGAATCAAACTCGTTAATTACCATAAAATCATATTTGTTTAATTTTTTCATTTTTCTTTTCTCCTCTTCCTTACCTTACATGTATAGTTTACCATACATACAATGTAACGTCAACCATACATAAACAAATAAATCGATTTCTTTATCAATTTTTTGATGTTAGAATAAGAGCAGGGCAGATCATAAGTACTCCTTAGACTTTAAACAGATCATACAGCAGCTTACTAATTTTTTTCATTTTTGCATCTGCCTTTCCCCTTCCATAAAAACACTTAAGAGATCCTGGTTTGACATGTTCCAGACCTCAAAAAAAGAGACAAGCGTCTCTTTTTATTTTTCTGGATCCGTGTTATAATCAGTACATCCAGCGGTATCAAAAAACAGGGAGTCCGAAGCCCTGCTTTTTTTATTTTTATTTGTTTTTTTTAGCTTCAATATCTGCAAGGATTAATTTTTTTACATACCCGGAGAAATTCTCCACCGTTTCCAGATACGCAATAAGTTCTGGATCCGTTGCGCGATTCAAGACTAGTGTCTTGGAAAATCTTGTTCTTGCCTGATATTTTGCGTTTGCTCTTTTTCGAGCTTCTGTCATTTGTGCCATTTTTTAATCCTCCATACTATCCAATACCATCCAAAATGTTTTTCTTTTTGCGTACTGGTCTTTTCCTTCCATGTAATAGTTAAAAATATTATTTACTTTTCTACTTTCACCAAAAGCGCTATATAAATAGTTTTCTATCTCATTGGCTGTTTCTAGCGTACTAATTACATCAAATATCGTTTCCGTTTTTTCATATGCACTTTTAATATTTTCAAGTGCATAAAATCTCATATCGTCTTCATATTCCATGTAATAAATACAATCTTTAGTTTCATCTTTGATATAGTCATAATCTGACAAATTTTCCATAGGATTATTTAACTCGTCATAATCATATGCGATAGTTTCTAACAAGTTTCTTGATACTTTAATTTCTTTCATTTTTTTAATCCTCCACTTTTGCAATCTCAGTTTTTAAATTTTCTTTCAAACATTCTAAATCTTTTTTTGTAATGTTTCTGGCATTTTTATAGTTATCAATGTAATAGACATCTTGTGTAAAGTCATCAACATCTTCAAGCAAGCGTTTTACCGCATGTGCGCCATCTTTTTCAAGTGTATCCTTTATAGCTTCTTTTAATTCATCCTGTGACACAAAATTATCCAATAAATATCCCGCATCAATTGCAATAGCAATATCGAGAAATTCAAAAAAGATATTATCTAGTTCCTTTTCATTGATTTTAATTCCATTCAATTCTTCAAAAAATTCTTCAAAAATTTCTTCTTTTGTCATCCAATCTTTCATTTTCATGTCCTCCTACCATTCATAATTAAATTCATCTTTCAAAGCTTTACAATCCATTTTATAAAATCTTACCCAAACTTCTGATTCGTCATCCCAAGCGATGCCACGATCTCGGATTTCAGATTCCGACTCTTCGATACGCGCTACAAGTTCGTGACCTCTCTCTGTATTTAAAATATCAATTAGACTCATTTTTATTTCCTCCTCTTCCTTACCTTACATACATAGTTTACCATACACACAATGTAACGTCAACCATACATAGCGATAAAAGTGATAAAATATCACAAAAATATCACACTTTATAGTAAAA